ACCGTGGCCCTAATTCCAGGTGTAGAAGACGTAACCTTGGTCAAGTTCAATACAACTAACGCGGCATCTGTCGGTACAATCTCATTAAGTGCAGGACAACTTGGATACCTTCTGCCTACTAACCTTGTATTCAACCTAACCGGTGGAATAGCCTAGAAAAGGAAAAATAATGCCAGCCTCATTTCCCACGTCGGTAAGAAGCTTTACTACAAAAGTAGATCTTCAAGATACCATTCTTGCTGATCACATTAACTCGCTACAAGATGAAGTACGTGCCATTGAAATTGCTCTTAATGGAACAGTTGATGCTACTAATGGTTTATTAACTTCAAACTATACAGGAACGTTTGCCTCTACATCTTCTTGGAATTCTTTGGATGAGCGCATATCAAATATTGAACGTGGCTTGGTAAATGGCGTTCCTACTTCCCCATATTTGCTTAAGGCTGGGGATAACATGACTGTAGCTAACGTTGTTGCGTTAACTTTAAAAAATAGCTCAGCCACGGTAACAAGCAACTTATTTGAAGCATATAACTCTACCAATACTCTTGGGTTTAATCTAAACGGAAATGCTCAACCTAAGGTTGGAACAGCAAATGTTTTATACGTGGGCAGCTCTGAATACAACACGTTAAACACTACCGCTAACGAAGCATATGCAACAGCCCAAGCAGTTAGGTTTGACCCTTTCCTTCTAGCCGGAATGTAACTAAATGGGTCGTTATTCGTTTGTTGTATACGGACAGGCTGGACTTAAATATGGCCAGATAGAAAACAATCGTGCGTACTATAACGGAAATCTTAGGGCTATTCCACTTACGTATGGTGCAGTTTATCTATATTGGAGCTCTGTATTAACAGACCCAGAAAAAGAATTAAGTCCGGGAGTAGCTGCAACAGTTACGCACTGGAGAATAAACAGAAATTTTAGCGGTGCGGCTGATGATCCTTATGATGGGACAATTGTCGATAGTGGAACCATTTCAAATTATAGGACTACCGCTATAGATGGACCTTTGGATGGAGGAAGACAGGTAACCTATTCTCTTTGGATATTCGACGGCGATGATTGGATTAACTGCGTAAGGTACTAGAGTTATCAATGGACTATAAGTACACCCCCGTTGAACTATTACAATCTAAAATAGAAGAACGTGGGTTTAGTTATGAACCTGTTTTGGGAGACATTTACCACAGAAGCGTGTACCGAGTTAGTGAAAAAGTAAATGCAACTAAAGGAAGCACACTGTCTATGCAGTCTTATGTAACCGCTCTTACTCACTGGGTTCCAGAAATAGAAGTTGGTAAAAATCTTCTTTTAAATTATAATGATTCTTCTTTTGAAGAGTCAATTGGAAATTGGGTAACCTCTGTAGGTAATTTTGCGCAGGTAAAGTACTCTGATTCTTTTGCCACAGTTGGTATAGCTATAGGTCCACCTAGCCCAGAACTGTTTTACAATCCTGGGTTTAATCCTAGATCTATAGGGTTTGGTTGGATTCATGGACACAACACTTCTCCAGTTCTTAATTTACCTTCAACCTCTGCAGATAAAGTTTTATACGGGGTGCCTGTAAAACCTGCAACTAGATATAGATTTACTGGTTGGTTAAGAATAAAAGACTCTAGTAAAACCGGATCAGTTGCTGCAAAGATCAATTGGTATGACAGAGCAGGTACTTTGATATCTTCAACAGCAAATAATACAGCGCTAACTGGTACAACTACTTGGCAAGAATTTGCATCAAAATCGGACTCTGGAGTAAATGGCCAACTGTCACCGGATAACGCGGCGTATGCATCTATAGCCCTTACCTTTACAAATAACAACAATCAAGTTGAATACTTTATAGACATGTTGCAGCTTGCAGTTGCTGATGGAACCACTACGTTTGAAGATGCAAGAAAAGTTCTTATATACGCAGCTGGAGATAAAACTAATCTTATTCACAACCCGTCTTTTGAAAATAATACAAATTTTTGGACACCGCACGACGGCACTTTGACTAGGGTAACCACGCCAGCTTACGCAATCCATAGGGGTTCTTATGCTGCACAGTTTGTTGCTTCAACTACAGATAGGGCTGGAATAGTAAGTGATTGGATGCCGGTAAGAGCCGGACAAGCATATACATTTACTGCTTATGTTAGTGCTCAGTCCTCAAAAGAAATTACAGCTCGTCTTGAATTTTCTTCATTACAGTCTGCTGAAGATCAGTCTCAAATTCTTTCTGATGAGGACGGGGACTATTACCCTACAGGCTCTTATTACGTAGAGGCTATAGAAGAAGAAGTATCAACTTCTGCTACTAGAGTACAGGTAACTGCTATAGCCCCTACCTATGTAATAGACGCGGGAGCGCCGTCAGCAAAAGTTTCTTTATTTTTAACTAATCCAGAAGTTGGAGATATTTTTTATGTAGACGGAGTACAACTAGAACGTAGTGGAGTAGAGTCTACATACTTTGATGGAGATGGCGCAAATATTCCGGCTGATCCTATCAATGAAGAAGTTATAGAAACAAGCGATTGTAAGTGGGAAAATGACTCCACATCCTCTGGTCGTAGTTATCGCTGGACTAATTATGCAGCTAAAGCTGCAAGATTAGTAGACACTATTAGTTTAGTTCTTCCTTATGCTGCAAGCTGGGAACTAAGACCAGGATTACCCACCCCTAAATTTCCAGAATTAACACCATCAATTTTACAGTCTCCTTCTTTTGAATCCTCTACTGATGGGTGGAATACTGATTCCTCACTTTTAACTAGAGCAGTATTTAGAGGAACGCTATTTGACGAGTACTCCACAAATGGAGTTGCTTTTGGAAAAGTTACGTCTACTGCGGCAACTACTTTTGGAATACATAGTGACATAGAACTAATAGATACCCTTTCGGGGTATTACGCATCTGTAGCCATTAAACCTGAAAACGCGGATGCTTTTGGAAACTACACATTAAAAGCTAGGTTTTATGATGAGTCAAATGTTGTTTTACAAACTAAAGTTAAAACAGTACGTATACAGGCACTAAATCGTTGGGCGTATATTTCCGTGTACGCTCCAAAAGCTGAAATTTATGGGGCGTCTAAAGCTGACATTAAAATTGAATGTACTCCAGATCTTCCTGCCCCAGGTATAGTATTCGACGTGGATAGGGTAATATTCCGTCAATAGGAGGCGCCATGGAAACAGTCTTTATAGCCGCTTTGGCTTCTGCCTGTTTGCTGTCTGCCATAGAAGGTTTAATACGTCCAATAGGCAAATGGCGCGGTCTAGTGGCTCTTATAGCCTCTATAGGAGCAGCCCTAGTCCTGGATACTAAGATCCTTTATTTGCCCGTCTATGGGCTTGCAGCGGCTTTTTTAGCCCTAGTCTTTACCCTCTTGGTAGACGAGTGGAGCGCCCCAGCCCCCAAGTTGCCACCAAGGGTCCCACCACGCTAGAGTCCTCCTTTGAAGGAGGGCTTATGAAATCACCCGCATCAGATCCGCGGTTATCAAAACGAGCCGTGGGATTTTTTTATTTCTATTTAGAAATCGGTAGAGTCATATCTGCTGAGGAAGCTGTGGATCGCCCGGATGTTAATGAGGGACGAGACGCAATACGTAGCGCTATGAAAGAACTTGAATTAGCTGGTTATATCAAAATGGAACAGCATCGAGTAAAAGGTCAATTCCGCACCTATTGGAAGTTTGCTGAAGAAGACCTTAATATGCCTTATGTAAAGAAAACCAGTGACGGGTTTTCCGTCAGCGGTTTTTCAGGCAGTCTATACATTAATAGTGGGACAGTCGCTAGTACTAATACTAGCGATAAGTCACTTAGCTTAAAGAGAGATAAAGTACTACGTACTTTATCTCTAGGTCCTGACGGACGGGAAGGAGAAGATATGGGTTGGCCTTTTGAAGAAGAAGATTCAACATCGCCAAAGAAGAAAGTCGCCAAGGAGATGGACGCAACACCAGGCGCCGTAGGAAAAATTGAAGACCGTCAAGCACGACTAAACGCAAAGTACAAGCGCACAAAGTTTGAGGCAGTCCCTAAACACATGCGCCGTAACGAACGTGTTGAAGAGGACTGGGATGTTAACGACATCATCGCAGAGTTTTATGACTTGCTTCGTGAAAATGTTCCCGGAGTTCCCGGGCAGATTAATCGTGATCATCTACGCAACTGGATGTTACGCATGTTTGGAGAAGGATCTACAAATGTGGGAATGCTAAAAGCAGTTCGCATGTTCTTTAAAGATCCACGATTAATTCGTGATGCTGGAATCGGTGAGCCATTGTGGCGTCGGTTTGTGGCATACTACGGAACTGTTCATGGAATTGTGCACCGCGATCAGCAACCTGAGGGCGATGCAGAAGCTATGAAACAACATCAGGAAAAGATGTTGAAACTACTGGAGGGGTAATGTATTCACTAGAGGGCTTACCAGGAAGTAAGAGAGCACAAATTAATAATGCTAACTTTCCTGCAAAAACTATTGGCATGCGTTTAGAGGATTTAGATCATTTACCAAATCAAATTCCAATGTGGCTTGGTTTAGTAAAGAAACAACTTGTAGTTCGTTCGTTTGGGGAAAAGACTTGTGGTCTTGGGTTGCTACTCCAGGGCAGCCCGGGCCACGGTAAAACAACGATGGCATCTGCTGTAGCACAGGAGCTCATACTGACAGCAGAGTCTTCTGTCTGGGGAAACTCAACTAGCTTTGTAAGAAGACCAGTTATGTTTCTTGATTACCCAAAGCTATTAAGATTACAAAAAATGAGTTGGTCTGAAGATGACGACTCTATTGAATTGCTTATCAAAGGCTTATATGGAGAGGCGGGCAAAGAAAACGATGTTTGTCTGCTCATACTAGATGACTTAGGAAAAGAATATAGGACCGCTTCAGGGTGGGCAGAAAATACTTTTGATGCTTTACTTAGGGCACGGTTTAACGCCGGTTTGCCAACGATAGTCACAACCAACTATTCTTTGGATAAGTGGGATGACATGTATGGTGAGTCGATGGGAAGTTTTGG